GTTGTACTGCCGTTTCCCGCTCTTGTAAAGGGGGTAATTTAAAATTATTTACCCTTTCCATTTGCATTGTTGTTTTTGTGATTAACTCCTGAGCCTCTAATAAGGCATCAGTATCACCAGAATCGTAAGCTTCTTTATAAGCCCGACGAGCATTATCTAGCTGCATCTCTGTTGAATTCTTAACAGCATCAACATATTCCTGTTGACCGCTATCCAACATAGACTTCATGCGTTTGTTTTCAGCTAAAAGACGCTGAGTGGCGTTTAAAGCCTCTTCGCGCTCACGCAAAGCAGCTTCTTTTTCACGTCTTTCATCGTGATAGACCTTCTTTGCCTGTTTAAACTTCTCTCTAACCTCGCTGGAATAGCTTTCAAGCTCTTCTTTTTCAAGCTTTTCTACTATATCCTTGGGCATTGGCTGACGATTACGGTCTTCTTCAGGCGTATCGTCTTCAATTTCAATATTTACATCGTCATTTTCAATTTCAATAGAGAAATTTTCAGTCTCGTCCGGAAATTTAAACTCGTTTTTCTCAAATTCAGCCATGATGTGGCTCCTTTTATTTACGCTTGATGCCGCGAGGGTCTAAAACTGTTGCTTCAACTGAGTCTTCATTGATTAAGCGAAATTCTTTGCCATGAATAATTAATCTAGAGCCAGCATTTGGACGAATTAAAATAAAATCGCCTTTTTTGCACCACGGACCGTTTGGATAACGTGTTTTGTCGGTATAACAATCTGGTCCTAGTGCTACAACAAACAAAACCGTTGTTAACACCTCTTCAATTCTGATAGTTTCATCAGCTTTAATTAACCCACTTTCATATTCTTTGTCCATTTCTGGGATTGCACAAAGAATATGCCAACCTGATGGGGTTGGAAGTTGACTTGCTTTTTCTTCGTTGCTGTATGTTCCTATTACTCGTGGATTATTGGGGTTTGAACCAATAAGAATCTCACTCATCTGAATGCTCCAAGCGTTGTTTAAGGTCTAAGGTATAACCCCTTGCAATGAGAAGACCTTTAATCTCACCGCAAAGTCGTTTGTACTCTTCAAATGATTCGGACTTACCTTCTCCGATATATTCTCTGAGTTGTTGTGCCTTTTCGTCTAGTTGTTGAACTAAAACATCAAGTGCGTCCATTATTTGCCTTTATGTATGTTTGAAACACGAGCAGCAATACGTTCTCTTAAATCATTTTGTTTATTTTGGGCATCAGCGCCTAAACGAATGCTTTCTAAGGTTTGTTGAGATTCAAATTTCTGGCGGTCTTGTTCTGCTTTTAGACCAATTCTTGTGCCTTCAGCTTTTGCTTGATTATCAACACGCGCTTTTTCAATTTCAATCTGAGCTGCTTTAAGCTGTGCGTCTGATTGATCTTTCTGAGCTTTGCGTTGTAAATCTTGCTGCTTGATTTGAAGCTCTGCTTGTTGCATTTGCACCATTGGGTCTTGTGCTTGTTGTTGCGCTTGTTGCTGTTGAGCCTGCGCTTGATTCATTTGCAATAGACGCTGTGCAGCCTGAGCCAACAGAGGAGCCAAGCGAGCTTCCACTTCGGGGTCCATGTTGATATCTTCGCCAGAAGCGTCTTTCTGAGGGGGCAGGTTCATGCCTAATTGCTTCTCAATTTCAACTCTGTACCCAAACCCTAAGTGTTCGTTAATATGCGCCTGCATAGCTGCCTGCAAAGCTTGTGCTTGAGGTGATTGACCAAGCACTTGAACCACTTTGGGGTCTTGCATTGAAGTGGTATGAACAATAATATGCGCTTCGTGATTTTGATAAGCAAAAGCTTTAACTGGCTTGCCCATTAAAATGTTTTGATTCTCTGTCACTGGGTCTTGTGGCTTTTGATCCTCAGACATAGGCACAAGTTTCTGCGCTTCTTTAATTCCTAAAACCTCAAGCATTTGGCGATGCAATAACGGCATGTTGTAAAACTGTGGGCTTGTTTGCGCCAGTTGTAAAACAGCTTGGTATTGCACAATCTTCTGAGCCATTGTTGATGCATTTGGATCAGAGACTGGAATAACATCAACGTTTTTATAATCAGACTTCTTAGCTTTGCGACTGCCTTCTTCAGGCTCGTAGTCATAATCACTAGGTGCATTATCTGCAATAATATTTTTAAGAAGTTTTAATTCTTGTTTTAATGAAAAATGAATCCTTGCTTGGACTGCACTCATTACTTTAAGGGTGCGCTCAAGGATTGCCAAGGTCGTTCCAACAGGAGCTTGGCTAGACATATCTGATGTTTGCAAATCAGCGGTGTTAGCAAAACGGCGACCGTCTTCTACAATCTGACCAAGGAGCGCCATTAACACTTGGCTAGGCTCTTTATATGGAAGAGGCATGATGTTGTCTTTCATTGTTCCTGACGCAACATCTACGTCTCTAAATTCGCCCGGAGAAATTGGGGTGTCATCCCCTTTAATCCTTAATCCTCTTGTTTTAAAACCGCCGGGAAGATTAGACAAAGTCCCAGCATCAACAAGTTGCCGAATAATAGAAGTGCCTGACTTGGCAAAAGCACCGATAAGATGAATAAGCCCAAAACAATAAAAACCAAAGCCCGGTATATAGCCGTAATGTACAAAGTGCTGGCGCTTAATATATTGTTTATCATCAGGTTTCCAATTACGACGAATGGATAAAACTTTACTTGTGCCTTTTTCAATGGTGACAACATAAGGCAAAGCAATACCTGTTTTTTCTCCGTCTTCTTCATGCTCAAAGCCGGGCAAATCTAAATCTACATGCATCTCTAAAAGCTTGTAGCGATTATCTGTTGTGGCTCTAAAGCCTAATCTTTCAGCAATCTTTTTTTCAACTTCATCTAAAGTGTTCTCAGGATCGCCTAAATCAATGTCTAGATAAAAACCAGACACTTGCAGTTTTCGGAGTTCATTTTCGTTTTTACGCATGACATGCGTAACACGCTCTGCTGATGCTAAATCAGTGGCTCCGTATGGTACGACTACATCTTCTGCTGGAACAAATAAAGCAACCTGCCTGTTTAAACTGGGGTCTTCATACACTTTTCTAAAGGCGTTTCCAGAAAGTCCTAAGCCCCAGATAAGGCGTTCTGTTTCAGGGCGATACTCTGGCATTTGCTCTGTCAGTTGATAATTCATATCCTCTTGGACACGCAACGCAGCTTCTTTCTTTTCCTGCGTTTCTTTGCCAATAATCTTAGTTTTTACAGGACCGGCAGCAGGAAACAAAGACATAACTGTTTCTGCTTGAAACTTAACTAAAGCTTCTGCCATAAGAGGATGATAGATACCACAAGCACCTTCCCAAGGCTCAGTGCGTTCTTCAATCTTCAGACCAAGAAGTTCTAGTCCGTCTACATAGGTTTGAATCCAATCTTTTCTTGAAGAAATATCATCGTCAAAATCAGAAATTAAATCACTAGCCAATATAGAAAGTTCAGACTCGTTTAAATCTTCTGCTAGGTTTTTAGCAAAATTATCATCACTTGGTTCAATTTCAATCTCTAATCCGCCAATATTGATACTGACTGATTCGGGGTCTTCAATTTCAATTTCAATATCAGGCTCTGCCATTAAGGTCTCTAAACCTACTGGGGCTGCGTATAAAGATTTTTCCATTATGTCTCTCAGTAATATGCGGTTCTGCGTTTAATTACAGGTTCATCTTCTGCGTCACTTGTTAATCTAACAAAGCCGCCTTTACGAAATCTAAGTAATGCTTGTGACGTTGAGTCCACAATGTCGTCATGCTCGCCGTTTGGAAATGCTGCACATTCTTCCATGACCTCTTCTGCCCATCTTGTGGCTGGACACCACACAAAACCAGACGCAAACATATCTGATATGGCGTTTACACGGGCTATCTTATCAGAGCCTTTGCTGGGTGTATATTCTTGTAAAGGAATACCTAGCTGTCGAAGCTCATAAATTAACGGCGCACCAGCAGCTTTCTTTTCAACAATTAAGTTATCCGGTTCCCATTCCATATACATTTCCTTAGCCTTTTGTTTAAGCTCAGGAAATTCCATTCTTTCTTTAAACGCATCCAAAAGAATAATATTGGGTATGTCAAAGCCTTCTGCATTGGTTTTGTAAAATACGCCCCAAGTCGTACAAGCTGAATAGTCTGCGCGATTGTTTTTCTCAAAGGCGGTATCCCACGATTGAATAATGTAGTCACAAAAGGGAGGTTCTTCGCCTTCCCAAATCTTCCACATCTCGCGCTTAATGATTGCGCCTTCTTCTGAGGTGGGATTCTGCTGGTACTGTGCTTCCCATTTACTAACAGGGATTTCAGCCTTAATAGCTTCTAATTCTTTCTTAGACCAGAACTCTTCCCACAGTGGGTTTCCTGACGGAAGTAAAGCGGGAAACTCTATGACTTCCCATTCATCACCATCTCGCTTCATTGAGTTGGCTAGGATTTGACCGGTTAAGTCTTTCTTAGACCAGCGGGTCATCACAATAATAATAGACCCGCCCGGCTGGAGACGCTGACGAGGTCCAGAGCCGTACCATTCAAAGACCCTGTCATAGACATCAGGACTTCCTTGCATGGCTTCTTGCTCACTATGCGGGTCGTCAATGATCAATACATCAGCGCCTTTACCGGTAACCGCGCCGCCAACACCAATAGCAAAGTAATCACCGCCTGCGTGGGTGTTCCATCGTCCTGCGGCTTTTGAATCACTAGAAAGCTTTGTAGGAAAGATTTCTTGGTAACCCTCTGTATTGACTAAGTTTCTAACCTTGCGTCCAAAACCGACAGCAAGCTCTGCGGTGTGTGCAGTCTGGATAATCTTTTTTTCTGGGAACTTTCCAAGAAACCATGCTGGAAATAGATAAGAAGCAAACTCTGACTTAGTGTGCCTAGGTGGCATGTTGATAATTAGTCGTTTTAATTCTCCGTTTGCTACTCGCTCAAAAGCGTCTGCCATGATTTTGTGGTGTCTGCCAGATATAAATGATCCCCACATCTCACTAACAAATGGCATAAAGTTTTCTTTACACCTTTCAATCTTGTCTGCTTTGAGTAATTGAACTATCTGGTCTATGTGTGGTGAATCTTTAGGCAATACATCTAACAGCTTGATGTACTTAGCCACTTCTTCGCGGGTTAACAGGCTCATAGCTTTGCTATAGCTTTAGCAGACGCATCGGTTACTTTCATTGATCTCACCATTCTAGGTTGAACACTAAGATATCCTTGCTTTCTTAACTTGTGTACATACTTATGAACATTGCTTTTACTTCTTACACCAATAGCATCTGCGATGTTCTTATACGAAGGAGCGTAACCTTTCATCTGAATGTAAAGGTTAATAAACTCAAATACAACTTTTTGCTTAGGAGTCACTGCGCTACGCTCCGTGGATTCATAACTTTGCTATTTCTCATTCTTCATCTCCCGTAATTGATGCGTTGTACCAAAACAACGGGGTGCGTTCGCCAGCATATGTTCCAACAACGTTGTAGTCAAAAAACTCCCAAGCCTCTTCTTCTGTCATGTCGTTTGTGAGCTTATCAACAATCTTATCGCTACTGTACAAAACTACAGGTACGTCACCTCTGAACGTTAATCCAATGATGCAGTCATCATAGCCATCTGCAAACAATAAATTAGGGTCTAGTTTGACAAGTTTATTTTTCAAAATATATATACTGGGGGGGGTGAACAAAAGGATAACAGATGGGGGGTATTCTACACGGAGAAGAGGGGGAGGGGAAGAGGAGAACAGATGATGGGGGTAGGTGATGGGATGTGTAGATTAGAGTGTAGTGGACTGGGTAGGCTGACGGTCGAAATACGGGTGTGCGGGTACGGTGGGTCGGCAGTATGCCGAATCGTCAACCGGACTGGCTAAGGAACCCTGAGACTAAGTCTACCTTACCATCACACCATCCTAGTACATCAACGATTACTCAACCGGATATGTTTAAACGGTTAGCGTGTTTAAACGGTGATACACCACCTGTTCCCACCTGTTCTCACATGGGCAAGCTGCCTCAATGTTTCACCGTCTCTGCGTCAAGTAGGGCGAGGTGTTGTGACAATTGTTTTTTGAGGTCTTCGGGCGACTGCTTAATGACAGTACTCTCTACCCTGTCTGTAAACATTCCCACTGACTTCCCCAACAACTCCAGTGCCTTTAGCTTGCCTGACTCCGTCTTGAATTCATTAGCGTGTTCTAGCAGTCGAGCCTTGATGTGAGCCTCTGTGTTTGCCTTACTGGCGAGTATCACTGACTCTTGACGTTCCAACTTCTTTTCTAGCAGCACCGCTATTTTCGGATTATTCAATAACCTGTTCGCCTCAACCGATATTGTCTGAGGTGTTGAGTTTTCTGCTCCGTATGCTTTCCTGTAAGCATCGCTATACGTCAAGCCCTTTGACACTGCCTCAACGAAAGCTTGTTGTCTTGCTGTTAGTCCACTGTGTTTAGGCTTTTCCTTTGTCATGTCTTTGCTGCCCTTGGTGCGGAACGTCTGCTCCCCTTGGACTGCTGCTCGCAAACGCTCGCTAATTGCTGCGGGGTTTTCCTTGCTAAGTAATTCTTTGTCCATCATCTCGCTCCGGTATGTACATAAGAACCCTTAGCATACCCCTGTT